CACATCATGCTTCTTAAGTAACTCAACAACCTTACGCTTTACTTTGCCTTCGGGGGTCAGTGCACTCATATGTTATTCCTCTTTACACGAATGTCAAGTAGGGTTAAACCCTAGCGTAATCACAATTATGTCGGGCAGGGCAATAGCGGCACAAGCCACTCGGTTTGGCAGGCCAGTTGTCATGTTCCAATGAGTCGTTGATACGTTGGATGCGCTTCATAACCTCAGCCCATATCGTGTTGACATCACTGCGGTAGTACGTTTCTGTATCCATAGTCATGTCCTTCAGCCACACTAGGGAAGTCTTAACCCTTGTCACCTCAGGATAGTGCTTGAATACTTGTGCGGCGAACAGTTGCATTTGGAATTGGTCAGCGTTTCTCTTGCCTGTTTTCCAATCCATGACGTTAGCCATGTCGCCACTGATTACAAGGATGTCAAGTTTAGAACGTAGCCATGCGTCAGACTCCCACCAAGTTGTTGGTGTAAGGTTGTCGGTCAGGACTAACTCCTTCTCCACGAATAGCTCACCATTGTGGGCGATGCGTTCAACTGCGGAACAAAGGGATTCGTAATGGGCTACCTCTTGTGGTAAGAGGGTGTTCTCTTTGAGTCGTGTCTCAAGAAAAGCATGAACTCGCTCGCCGTACTTGCTGGCTTCACCGCCCTCATCTACCACATCCTTAACAATACGTTGTCGGAAGTAGCGCAATGGGCAGTTCTCGTACAGTTTGATGGACGAGTAAGAGTGGCTAAGACGCATAGGTTATAGCCCCGAGGGGTGTCCTCAGGGTTCTCTGTTTAATTGGAAGTTTCAGTATAGCCTACTCTGCCATGCGTTGCAACACATCGAACTTCGCCAGTTCCAAAGCGGCGATTAACGACATGGTGTCAGTCAGATTTGTAGAGTAGCGATGGTAATCATCACCAATCTTTACAAGCACCATGAGATTGGATGCGTCCTCGTTGTCCTGTACTGTATTGCTGATTGCCTCAAGTAGAGCGAGGGCTTCGGTGTTACGTGGTGTACGTTTGATTTCAGCGATAGTCATGTGTTCTTCTCCTTGATTTTGGCTTCAATGCGTTTTGCATCAGCTTTGAGTCTGTCGCTGATTACCTTGGTTTCAAAACATTCAGCCGTTTCCCCATCTGTCAGCCCTACCCATGTGCGCTGTGGTGGGGTGGTGAAAACACTCCCTGCTTGGTTTGGTTCATTGCTGTTGGTGCATTGCAGTGCGTGGTTCGTTGCCTTTGGGCATCGTTTATTGCCGCATTCAGAGCAGAGAATCATTCTGTCAAGCAAAAGCAACCCTGACTTGTTAAAACACAAATGACAACAGTATTTCGACACAGGCTCTTGCTCTTGCTCTGCATACGCATCTTTATACAACCCAAGGCGCTCGTTCTCGCTGTGCAAGGCTTGCAATGTTTTTTCTTTTGCTAAGGCTTCTTTGATGGCGGCAATTGCATCCATGCCCTCATCAGTCATTTCGCCATGCTTGATTGATAAACCTATCAATGCTTTATGTGCCATGCGTAATGCTTCTTGTGTCATTAGGTTTCTCCATAGTTGTTTGCAGTACCCGCTTCACATGCAACTGGCAACGTGCTTGCCCAGCTTGGAGGGGTAGACATGATCTCGACAATAAGTTTCTCTGCGTGTTGCGCTTGTTCTTCAGGGGCAGTGATGATGATCTCATCGTGGACTTGGAAAGCCACATGATAGTGTTGACCAATGGCAGTCATCTGTTCAGACACAACGATACGAGCAAGTGCTTGAATCAGATTCTCTGTGACTTTGCCACCGTAGATACGAGTCCAACTTATCTCATCCGTTGTGCCAGTAATCACACGATCTTTAACTGCCTTGCGGTAGGTACGTGCATCAGCGATGTATTCAAACCCGCTGTTGGTTTGCCGTAGTGCAGGGTATTTAATCTGCAACTTGTTGGGGAGTGTGATGCCTGTGTTGTCGTAGCTAACCAAAGGATGTATGTTGCCGCTACCACCCTGAGTCATGGCGGTCAGTGCGTGTCCACACCTCTGCCATAGTGCCACGATATTATGGTTCTTCTGTCGGTAGAGTCGCACAATACGATCAGCTTCGTTAAGGTCGATCACTACGTTCAACCCACCTTGTCCTATCTCAAGGGTACGTCTGAACTTCTCTGCGCCCATGCCGTAGCCAAGACCAAGGATACAGGTCTTACCTACGAATCGTTCTATCTTGTCCCCCTTGGTAATCTTGCGCCCATACACATCGGATGCGAACTCACTATATACATCCCGCCCCTCAGCAAACGCTTGGACTAACTCCTCCTGCCCTGCAATCCACGCAACCATTCGGGCCTCAATCTGTGACGAATCACAAGCCACAAGAACTTGTCCCTTGGGTGCTCGTAGTGCCCGCCTGATCTTGTTGTTCCCACGTGCAGGTAGGTTCTGTAAGTTCAGCTTATCGCCACCGCTGAATCGCCCTGTGTGTGCACCATAATAGTTGAGCATGATGGGCAAGCATCCACGTTGAGCGACACCCAGCAGGGCTTCGGTTCGGGTTTCTTCGATGGTCGATTTGACTCCTAAGCGAGCGGCTACTGCGTTCTGCACACGCTCATCAGGATGTTCCAGTAAGTCGGTGAACGCCTTGTCCGTCTTACTAAATGCCCACGCCTGTTTGCCTGTACGTGCGCTGACCTTACTCGGGGGTTCGATGCCAAGGTTAATAAGATACTTGGAGAATATCTCGTTACTCATTAGCGTCTTGGTCAACGCTTCCTTGGTGACACCAGTCAACCCCATGTCTGAGATCAGTCCATCCTTTCGGGCAATTACTTCCTCAAGATGTTCACGTAAGAGAAGCACATCCAACTCGATGGTCGGCTCGGTGTACATACGTAGCGTTTGGTCAATGACCAGCAACTCGCTGACAGGGAAACCTTTCTTCATCTTGTTGAACAAAGCATAGGTCAACTCCACATCGTTCTTGCAGTACTCTCCGTATCGTGCAAGTTCTTCGGGTGTGAAGTCTGCCTTGCGTTTACCCAGTGCTTGGACAACCTCATCACCCTTCTTGCCTAGTCCGTAGTAGGTAGTGAGTGCGGCGAGGCTTCCCCCTACTGTGAGATTGTGCAAGGGTCTTGCTATGCTGAGTGTGTCAAGCCATAGCTTAGGCTTGATGCCAAAGTGCCACGATAGGATTGCCCCATCGAACGCAGTATGGTGACAGAGGATTGCCTTGTTGCGGTAGTCAAGACTGTTGAGGAATTTCCCCACGTTGTCCCCGCTATACCAGTCTGTGGGGTAGTCGTTCACCTTCACGCCTACGCCGATGACCTCAAAGTCAGGGTTACGTACGTATGCCTCTGTAGTCATCTTAGACAGGGAGTACTCCTTGTCGTAGTAGGTTTCAAAGTCAATGGTTACTATGTCCATCATTCCAGTATCCTTTTCTTTGCTCTGTACGCCGTCACATATTCCTTGAACTTGGGGTCAACAGAAGCAATGTAGTCGAGCAACCCGCACATCTCTTTAAATCTGCGCAGGTCTTCAACTGATAGGTTTTCATGCTCATTGCCACCGTTTGCCAATGTCAGTGTCGACGTAATTGGTGCGACTGAACTGATACTGTTCGCCCACATTGGTGAGTAATTACTCATCGTTACGTATCTCAACAAGTTTGTCGATGTAGTGCCGTGCCTTCTTGATGTCGTCAATGCCACCCTTAACATCGCATCGTGCAAGATATTTGATAGCATTGCCACGTAGGAAACCTGTAAACTGTTCGGGTGTCATCCATGATTCCATTGCTACCCAAGGTTGCACGGCCATGTTCTTGTAGTGTGAACCACCAACTTGTTGTAGGTCGGCAGTCTGCGTTACCGCGTCGGTCGTGACTTGCGGATTGACTACCTCACCTAGCATAGAACCACTGAGCACACGCTTACGTATGCCGTACACCTGTGGCATGTGCATAGTGAACTTAGCACCAACATCTTTCGGTACTGCGTTGGGGTGCTTCAAAAAATACTCTGCTACTTTTGCTGATTTACTTTTCTTCATCGTCTTTCTCCTTGGGTTTGATGACACGTACTACTGTTTCTAACGTGGTAAAGCGATGCTCGTTGGCACATTCATACCTACGATACACCGCATTGGCGGGGCGAGATCGGGTTTCTTTGACAGACACCCATGTGTTGCACTCAGGACACTTCACTCTGCGCTCTTTCTTGTTCTATGGATTTGTATATCGCACCATACTCATCTTCGCCATCACCGAACACACCGAATTTACGGCGTAGTTGTACGCTTAGTTCAGCACATACACTATCAGCCGCATGTAGCGTTGTCTCTTTATTGATAGTGGTGTAGTGGTACGTCCTTACGCTCTGAACAAAACCTTGTAGCAACTCTGTTGGGTGTTGGTTATTT